GAGTGCCGGTGTTTCTGGTTATAACAAGCCGAAGCGCACACCGAAGCACCCAACTAAGTCGCATGTTGTTGTCGCTAAAGAGGGCGACAACGTCAAGACCATTCGTTTTGGTCAGCAAGGTGTGACGGGCGATAAGAAACCCACCAAACGTCAAGCTTCGTTCAAGGCACGACATGCCAAGAACATCAAAAAAGGAAAAATGTCGGCGGCCTATTGGGCTGACCGCGTCAAATGGTAGAGGAGAACAACATGCCGCAGCCAGGTAAAGGCACCCACGGCAAGCCCAACGAAATGGCACCGATGCAAGGTGCGATGGGCAGCAAAGCGACCGGCGAGGTCAAGTTCGGTGCGCCCGGTGGTACGGGCACAAAAGGCAGCAAGTAACCAATCTAGAAAGGAGCCAACATGAAGGTGCGTCCGTCAATGCGTGACATACATGTCCATGTTGGCTACGGGGATCTGCGATGCGCCCTCGTCGCTGAGGGCGTTTCGTGGTCACCCGATGTTGCTGCTGACATGGTCAGCCGCATGCAGAACTTGTTTTGTAACACGCTGCTCGAGTTGTACCAGTACGGCTTGCTTGATGACGACGATGACGACTTGAGTCCTTCGTCTGATGGAGAGCTGATGGATCCTCGAGTCGTGTTTTTGGAAGCGGAGGAAGAAGATGGCTAACGGTCACGGCGGTAAGCGCACCCCGCGCCAGCCGGCCCCTGCCTCTCCCCCAGGCGCATTGTCGCGCCGTACTGATGGTGGGCCGCAGCAAGTCAACGCCCAAATGACGGGCATGGCATACGGCGAGAACAGCGACTTCCAAGATATTCAGCGTTCAGCACCGATGAGTGCCGCACGGACTACGCAGCCGACGCGCTCTACACGGTCGCGCCCTCAAGAGATGCGCCCCGCCACTCCCCTGATGTCCAAGACGCAGCGACCGAGTGAGCCAGTCACAGCGGGAGCCGACTTCGGCCCCGGCCCCACCCCTACTGCTTCAGCACAATCACAACGAATGGCATCCATGTCGAACACCGTGCAACGCTTGTACCAGCGCACAGGTGACCCGACGTTGCAAGCCATTAGTGATGTGCTGTACCGGCGTGGCATGTGAGCGTTCCTTACGTTGTAGGCGAGCCACCTAATCGCCGTAGGACTAACACCGATGTTGACCCTGAAGACAACATGGGATTCGGGGATGAAGTAGTCGATCTCCAGCCTGAGTTCGATTTCGGCCCCGAAGCCGCCCCTGCTCGCGAGGACGCGCGACGGTTAGATGTCGCTGACACGTACCGTGAATTAAGTCGCGCAGCTGAACGCGCACCCGACATACCGATGGGGCGCACACCTAACCCGTACACGGGTATGGGTTTGGACGGCACCGCTCCCGCTCGCCCGAAGGGTCGCAGTCACTTTGCCGATCAGGCTGAGAAGTTGCTGCGTCGCGAAGAGATGCGCCGCAAAATGCCTGACGGCTTTGACGGCTTCAAGTCCGTCAACATGCTGCTTCAGATGCTTCAGGAAGACGGCCTTGAGATCAGTTCAGAGGAACTGGCGCAGATCATCAACTTTGGTGTGTTGAATGATGCTGCCGACAAGGTCATAGCGGCGAATGAGTCTGGCTTGCAGACGGACGCGAATAACGTGATCTTGACGCTGGAGAAAGCTGACCCGGTGCTGGCTTCTGTATTGCCAGATGTCGTAGCGGCGAAGATTGAGGTTGCTGCTGCGAATGCTTTCTCTGACCCAAACTTGGTGGAGAAGGCTGCGGAGAAGGCTCTGCAAGCGTTCGGTGTATTGATGGAGCCGTTTGTTAGGGCCAACGACGCGGTTATGAACGCCTTGCGTGCCGGTCAATACAACACGGATATCAATGCCGATGGCTATGACTTCCTGGGTGTCAAGACCGGAATTGACTATTTTGCTGGTGCTGTTAGCCCCAACGCGTACTACGCCACCCGCCAAGGCCAGTACAACCAGGAGTACATACAGGAGATTAAAGACTCTGGTGAGTACTCGCCCTTGCAAGTCCAAATCATGCTGGATGTTCATCAGGCGACCGTGATGGGTACGCCGGATCCGATCATCTCCGTGATGGTTGACAAGTACGCTGGCAATGACATCGCTATGCCGTTGTTCCGCGACTTGATCTACAACAAGGCAGACGGCAACTCTCAAGAGTTGATGCGGCAGATCAACTCCGCGCACCTTGGTAACACCGGAATGGTGCTGGGTGGTGCCGCCGAAGACATCCCGTTCGATCCTGTGCGTGGCTCAAAGGCACGCGAAGTTAGTCTTGATGCCACCGCGATGGTCACATCGTTAATCCTTGATCCGACCCTTGTTGGCGCGAAGGTTCTGCGTATCGCTCAGGTGATGAAGTACACCGTCTCGCGTCTTGCGCCAGGTGCGAAAGCCAGCGACGTTATCCGCAAGATGCGCCTCGGCAGACTTGAAGTGTCCACGCCGACCTACCGCTACTGGCAGGCATTCGCTAACGACTTAAATGATCTTGATGCTGCAAAGGCTGCGGGTGACGCGGTTCGTGCTGCAGGTATCCGTAACCGCATAACTCGTCAGTACGACGAGATGCCCGAAGACCTTATTGAAGACATCCGCACCAGCCCGTTTAGGGGGCCGGAAGGAGACTTCACCCCTGAGTCCATTGCCGGCACCATTGATGACCTGAACGAGGCTTACACCGTTACTGCGGGTGAGATCGCTGATCGCATCGCTGTGGAGTCTGCGAATCGGGAGATCCTGCGACAGGCCGCTATGGACGCGCAGCTGATGGACGACAAGGCTGAGGCTTTTGCGGCGTTGCGTGAGGTTGAGGAAGCCACGCGCAGGATGAAGCAGTTGGACAAAGAGCAAGCCTCCTTGACCTCTGTGAGCGGTCGTATCGCTAGCACCACGAAACGGCGCGATGTGACGATCCCGCGCATGTCGTTGATCCGCTCTGCACGCATGGCAATGATCAACCAGTTTGCCCTTGCGACGAGCAAGTACTCCAAGGCTGCCAAGATTGTGGATGAGCATCTGAAGGATGCTGGCGAGCCGGGACTGTTTGCTGAATCACTAAGCGATAATGCCGTGGCTTTTGGTCACGCCAACCGCCAGTACAAGTTCGGTACTGCTGCTGGTTTGTTCGACTCGTTCACCCGGCAATTCGCATCCCTTGCGACCGGAACCGTCATCGGCCTGACCAACGCTGCTGACGCGAAGCAGGTGTACCGCTACGCCCGTCAGTTCCTGCCAAAGCGCACTTCCGAAATAATCGCTGACGCTTTCCGTCGCGGTGATATCGGCACGCGTCGGCTACTGCTCTCTGGTCTAGTTCGTAGCGCGGCAGCTAGCCGTGGCCTCACATTGACTCGTCAAGAGGGCGATCACCTCGTTCGTGACCTGGCACCAGGGGCTCGATCCTTAGTGACGGGCACGATGGATGGTGAAGCTTACGGCGTAACTGTCCGAATGCGTCCTTCCGAAAGGGCCGCAGCGGTCGCCGATCATAAGAAGCGGCGAAGGGCTGAGAAGGCACGACTCAAGGCACTTGGCTTGGATGAGGACGAACTCAGGGTCGCTATGGATGACTTTGATGCCGACTTTGAGATGCAGTTAAATCTCACCAATCCCAGGAGTCTGTCTGAGGATTCTGAGGGTATCGAGCATGCGCTGCACGTAGGGCAAACCGTCGACAACATTCGCCTTCCAAACCTGCGTGAGTTCGAAGAATTACGTAACCCTCTGCAAGTTGCTGCCGGTAACGGTTTGCAGCGCATAACCAACATGTGGTCTGTAGGGACGCTGTACGGGTTGCGTTTCTCAATGCGTAACGCGGTTGAGGAAGTCGGCTTGTACTGGCTGCTTGGTGGCGGGGTGATGCAGTTGTATCGCGGTCGCCGTCTCGATCAAGCGATTCGTAAGTCGCGCCCACGACTCAAGGTTGACCCAGAAACGGGCCAGATCGAACTAAAGACCAGCCTGGGCATGGTTGCCAACAAGACTGAATGGCTTTCCCGCTGGATGAAGGACAAGGGCTATCCCGAGTGGATGGCTGAAATGGTGTTCAAGCAGGCAGACCCTGAGGCTCTGAAGGCTGCCGGGTTGGCTCTTGCCCAGGGTGACTCCTCAAGTTTCGCGAAAATTGCTGTTGAGGCTCTGGCGACACAGAAGGTGTTTGGTGTTCGCACAAACGCCACGAGTGCGACAAACCGTTTGGCATTTCAGTATTTAGCCGACTCCACTCACGGCATCGCGCTGCTTGATGAGATCAGCGAAGCCGGTGCGTACCTGAACTCCGGTGGGTACCCGATCTACGCAAGTCGTGAACTAGGTGCCACCGAGGGGCTACCGGGGATCGTGTACGGCGAACTCACGCCCGTGCGATTCGGTGCCTACACGAACGTCGCCCCCAAGACAACCAAGAATGGCAGCGAAACTGTCTACGGGTTTGGCTTCTGGTTCCGTAACCTGCAAGAGACTCTTGACGGAGACGGGGACATCGGCGAGGCCGCTGTTCGGTTGCTGAACGACCCCGCTGCAGCGAAGGCTGAGATCGCACGCATCATTCGCGAGGACACTACTTGGGGCTACAAGGAGAAGTTCAGTCGGATCCGTAGCGATGCTGACATTGATCAGTTCGTTGACGACTACTTTGAGAACGTTTTCCAGAATTTCACGAAGCAGGACGGCACCGTCAACCAGAAAGTGCGTGACATGTTCATGCGCGTGGATGACGAAGGCAACGAGTTTGCCACGTTCTGGGATAAAGTTGTCAACGACGCTGGTGACACCGTGCAGAAGGCAGCAGTCAGCAAGGAAATGCTTGCCGACATCAAAATTAAGGATCGACCGGACGAGATCTTCGGTCGGGAAACCATTCAAGAACCCTTAATCCCGTTCCCGACGCACGAGACTCAGTTACTTGGCGACCGGGCTTTCGGATGGATGGGCCGGCAGAACGCTCGTATCTCTCGGTCACCGATCTTCATTGCCAACTACTTGGATCAGTTTGAGAAGACCGCTCAAGCCCGTCAACAGTTCGCGAAGGCTGTCGCGAAGCGACGCGGAGACGACGCTCCTGTCACGGACGCTGACATCGAGCTGGCTAACAAGATGTACGCGCAGCAGTCAATGGACACCGCGTACAACCTGACACTCAGTTACATCGACAACCCCGCCAATCGATCCAACCTGGCGTGGAAGGTTCGTAACGTCAGCCGGTACTACCGCGCCACCGAAGATTTTTACCGTCGCGTACAGCGCACGGTGACTACTAGCCCAGAGTCTGTGTGGAAGGCCGCGCTGGTCTACAACCTGCTTGGTGAGAACGGCTTCACCTTTGAGAACGATCAGGGTGACATGTACTTCGCTTACCCCGGCAACCAGTTAGTGCAAAAGGCACTCACAACTGCGCTTGGTGACAATCAATTCCCGATCCTTGAGATGTTCGGGATTGAGGCTTCTGAGTTCGCTGGCCTCAATCCGTTCAGCATCAGCGGCAAAGTGTTAGGTTTATCGCCGTCGCTTGACATGGCAGCGAACGTGCCGGCACTTATGGGGCCAGTCACAGCCCCCATTGCCGTCGTGTTCAGTAAGTTCCCAGCCTTAGCTGGGTTGCGAACTCTCGTGCTAGGTAAGTACAACCAACCATCGGGAAATATGGCACTTGATGCCATCCAATCTGCCTTGCCAGCCGGAGCCTTGAAGCTGCTTCGCGCTGGTGACACAGAGTGGATTGAGTCCAGCATGGCTAACGCCGCCTTCGACACGATGGCGATTATGGAGGCTGAGGGACTGCTGGATGAGTTGACCGTCAACGGTGAGCCTTTGCTCAACGTGGATGGCACACCAGCGATACCCGGTCTTGTTGATGAGACATTGTTCCGGCAGACCGATCAATGGAAGCACGCCAACCTATCGGCCCTGTCGTTGACGATCTTGCGCCTTGTTGGCGGTTTCACCGTTCCCGCATACCCGCAGGGTTACACCGCTTCTGCCTCTGACTTCGCCAAGCAGTTCGGTATCGACTCTATGGACGATGCTTACTACACGCTGCTGGACAAGTACGAGGGTGATCCTCTGCAGTTCGAGAAGGCTCTGTCCATGTGGTACGCGATGCAGGCTCCTACTGAGGGCAGCGGCACGTTTGAGAACTGGACGAACTTGATGCCGTTCACTTTGTCGTCAACGAAGTACAACGTGACAGAGCAGGCAGCAGCCTCGTTGGCTCAGGTTCGAGCGACTGACGATGTGCTGGATTGGTACAGGACGGAAGAGACTACGGAACTGTTCAATAAGGTCGGTGACGCTACGTGGTGGCTTGCCCCGAAGACGGGCGAGTTCGACATGTTCACGCATGCTCTACTTAACATTCAAAAGGGCATTCGCACACCCAAGAATGAATCTGAGCGGTTCCAAGAGTTTTTCGCCATTGAGGGTCAGATTGAGGCTAACCGCGTGAAGCGGTACTACGCGGAAGAGATCGAAAACGCGACCACGATGGATCAGATTGCACGCTTGAAGGATGCCAGGAAAGCAGGAATTGACCAGATCAAGATTGATTTTCCGGCATACGCATTGATCGCTTCAGACGTACCTGAAGGGTTTTCAAAGCCGCGCATCGAAAAGCAGCTTAACGGTGTGCAGTCGCTTATAACGTATTTGGAAGACCGCGACGGCGAACTTGGTGACACCGCGTACTTCTTGAAGGAGTCAATCAAGGTGTACAAGTATTACAAGTCGGAGATGAAGGGTCTTCAAGGTACTAGTGCTGAGAAGCGTGCATCGAAGAGGCGCTTGACGGCAATCATGGATGCGGCTTTCGCTGAGATTAAGCAGGAGTCAGAGCAGGCGAAGCGGTTTATTGAGGCCGTTCTTGAGGGTGATCCAGACTTTGTTATGGAGGAGTCGCAATGATGGGATCTTGCGTAGTTAAAGGCAAAAAGAGTAACAGCGTCACGGATCCAGACACCTGTGATGACCCTGGCAGTTGGATCGGGCATGGTCAAGCTACTCCCCAAGGCCCAGGGCAGACGGTGACTGAAGCGGCCCCGGCGCAGTCCGATAACCGTCCCGTTGCATCGGGCTACGAGTACACGACGTATGAGTCGGGTTTTGGCGTAACGGGCAAACCTCTGATAACGACGGTGTACGAGGGTGTCCGTAACTTTGACAAACTTGCCGCCAAGGGTCTTCCACCGGGCGCAGCCCAAAAGGATAAGGATGCGTTCCAAAACTTGCTGACTGATTTGAGGCGAGTAACCCAGTCGGAACTCGGCACGTATCCAGGGCAGCGTGATGCGTATTACGGGATCCTGCAGGCTGCTGCATCTGGTGACGTAAACGCCGCTGACATTCTCAAGGGTGACTTGGGGTCGTTTGACCCAGACGGATCCGGTAGCGGTAGTGGTAGCGGTGGCTACACCGGCCCTCGAACGTCTGTCGTGCAGCAGGCTGAATCGGACATTAACGCGACAGCGAACGCGCTGGCGTTGGAGATGATTGGTCGCCCGTTGAATCAGAAGGAACTTAACCGGGTCACGAAGCGTATCCGTACTGCTGAGGTGGAGCAGCCGACGATCAGTAGCGGCGGTAAGGCAATGACTGTGCAGCAGCAGGGTCTTACGGCTCAGGGCCGTGAGGACATTCTGCGTGAGGTGATCGCGAAGCGTCCTGAGTTTGAGAAGTTCCAGTTGGACACCACGGTGATGGATGCGATGAATGCTTACGTTCAAGAGAAGCGAGCTGTCATAGATGTCTGAGGAAACTATCGAGCGGCTTGCTCCTGATGAGATGGAGCAGCTTCGCGCTGACTACAACTATATTCTTGAACTAGCGGCAAACGACCCGTCAGGAAGCATTCTTGAGTTCTGGACGAAGTTGCGGAAGTTTATTCGCGACCAGTCCGGTGGTGACCCTGAAGCCATCAAGACGTTCGTTAATACGGAGATCAAGAAGGTTGAGCGTTTCGCTGGCCTGACTGGCTCTGAGATTGATGCCGCACTTGAGGATGTGCAGCCCGATAAGGCTCCTGATGTTGCACGCGAGACGGACAAGGTTCGTCTTGACGTTGAGGATGTCGCTCGGCAGCGTGGCGTGGACATCAACGCCTTCGACTTTGAGGGCCTGGTCGATGAGTCTCGCCGCATGGGATTCGACGTTCAGGACATTCGTAGCCGGCTTGACCAGATCCTTGAGCAGCAACTCGCCGACGACGTTGACCTCATCGGTTCTGCTGGTGACAACCAGACTCAACTGTTGAACTGGGCCGCTACAAACGGACTCGATCTTGATGCCCAGGCAGCAGACGCTTATGTAATGAAGTTAACGACGGGAGCGCAGACCCTTGACGATGTCAAACAGGAACTCCGTGAGACGTATCTTGTCGGCGCATTCCCTGCTTGGTCAGACAAGATCCGTGAAGGTTACGACCCCTCCGTCCTTGTGGCTCCTTACAGGTCGCGTGCTTCGAATCTTCTGGAAGTAGAGGCTAACTCGTTGACGTTCGATGACCCGGTGATTAAGGCTGCGATGCAGTACACGGGCGGCGATGGATCGCCTGCGGTGTTGCCGCTGTATGAGTATGACCGGCTAGTGCGGCAGGACGCTCGCTGGGATAAGACGAATAACGCTTACGCGGCGTACACGAGGGTCGGTACTGATTTGCTTCGCAGGTTTGGATTCCGCTGATGGCTACTCCACAAGAACAAGCTGATGCCGCATTCCGTCGGTTTCAAGCATCAGCGGCAAAGGTAGCGGCTGCTCGGGGTAACCCTGCAATCAACATGAATCAGGCTCAGGCCCAGTTGCAAGCAGCTGAGGCTGCCTCTAACGCAGCTAATGACGCGTTGCGAGCGACGTACAACCAGCCCAAACCAGAGACTGGTGGAGGTCCTGAACCCGGTGGAGGTCAACAGTCTGCAGCAGACAAGGCTCAGGCGGCGTACTACAACAACCTGAACGCGCAGCTGAACGAGGAGAAGCGTCAAGCACGTTTGGGTGCGAAGGCTTTTCTGCGGAACATCTTGACTCAGTACGGCATGGAATCCTTGATGGGCGACGTTGACCGTCTGATCGGTGACTTCGGTACGAACACCGAGGTGATTGCGGAGCAGTTGACGCAGACGGATCAGTACAAGACTCGTTTCCGAGGCATGCTCGCGATGCAAGGTCGCGGTATCGCTGACGTTCGTAACGAGGCCGAGTACCTGCAACTGGAGTCGAACTATCGTCGCGTCTTCCGCGAGAACAACCTTTCTGAATACTTGGGTACTTCTGGCACGGATGAGGAGTACGGGAAGATCGCCGATCTGGTTGGTGACTTCAGCCTGAGCGTGAATGAGGTTGAGGAACGCATCATGGACGCGCAGCGCGTGGTCGCTGACACGCCGCAAGAGGTTCGCAACTCACTCAGCTCGTTCTACAACATTCAGGCCGACGCTCTCGTTGGTTACGTGTTAGATCCAGATAAGGCCACCACGGAGATCAACCGTATGGCTAACGCCGCCTTGATTGGTGGCACCGCTGCTCAAGGCAGCCTGGACTTCGGTCGGGCCACGAGCGAGAGGATCTCTGGTGCTTTCGCCGGGGATCAAGACTTGAACGCTGATGCTTTCCGTACCCGCGTGACTGGTATAGCGGAGCAGCGTGACGCGACATCGAGGCTTGCTGATCTGGAGAAGGCCACCCTGTCTGATGACGAGGTGGCGTTGGCTGAACTGGATCTTGATCCAGCAGCGAAGAAGAAGGTTCGGGGCTTGCAGTCCCGTGAACGTGCCCGCTTCAGCGGCAGTTCAGCAATAACGTCGGGCACTTTGAGCCGACGCGGCGGGTACTAACCGCCAAGGGCGAGAACGTTGGATAGACCCTGATTTAAAACCCCATGTGGGTAGGTCAGGGTACGTGGGTTCGACTCCCACCTCGTCCACTCCGACTGAGATTAGCCGGCCCTCAGCGAGAAACAGTCCGGTAGTAGAAGCCAGCCCCACTCCCCCAAGTGTGGCTGCGGTCTGCGTTCATCTATTGATTGGGAGTAATTGCATGTCTGAGAACATCACTTGGGACGACGACGATTTGGACATGGATCAGGACGCTGATTCATCTAATGACTCGAAGGCCATGAGGGAACTGCGTAAAGCCAATCGGGCTAAAGATAAGCAGATCAAAGAGATGAGCGAAACGCTCGAGTCTTTGCAGACTGCTCACCGCGACCGTTCCATCAAAGATGTACTCGCGTCTAAGGGCATGAACGAGAAAATATCTGCGTTCATCCCCAAGGACATTACCTCCGCTGAGGAGGTTGAGAACTGGGTTACTGAGTACGGAGAAATCTTCGGCATTCAGGCCGAGTCCTCTGATGCAGGACGTTCGCCTGCAGAAGACCCACATGTGGCAGCACTAAATCGCATCAGCCAAGCACAGTCATCGGGCCAGACCATGTCTGGCGACCCCGATCAAGTTGCTGCGCTGATTAACGCTGCAGCCAATCCAGAGGAACTCAACAGAGTTCTGTTTGGCAACGCATCTGGGCCAGAGGCGTTCTAACTGCGTCTTTGACATCCAACTATTCGCCATGAAGGAGGTGAATAACTATGGCAGATGCCTACACCAATACAACTGCCGTTGGTAATCTCGTTCAAGCAGCTTACGATCGGTACGTTGAATTCGCTCTGCGCAGCCAGCCCATGTATAGGGCGCTAGCCGATAAACGGCCTGTGCAGCAAGCAATGCCGGGATCGTCCGTAGTGTTCTCCCTGTACAACGACATGTCGGCTGCGACATCGACGTTGACGGAGGGCACGGATCCCGACGCGGTTGCAATTAGCAACGTCAGCCAAGTCACGGTGACGCTGGCTGAGTACGGCAATGTCGTGCTGCAGACCCGCAAGCTCGGTGAACTCGCATTCAGCGACGTTGACCCCGCTGTTGCGAACATCGTGGCCTACAACATGGCTGACTCGCTCGACACCGTTGTCGCTGCTGTCCTTGACGGTGGCACCAACGTGCTGTTCGGAACGGGCGGCTCGTCCGACCCGACCAACACCGCGTCGGTCGCCGCTGAGGACGTTATCGCTGGAGCTGACTTGCGTAAGGCAGTCAGCAAGCTGCGTGCCGGCAAGGCCGTCCCCAAGGTCGGCACTCTCTACGCCGCCTACCTGCACCCGCTCGTCGCGCACGATCTGCGTGCCGAGACTGGTTCATTGGCGTTTGAGGACATCAACAAGTACACAGAGCCGAATGTCGGCAACTTGTTGAACGCCGTGACCGGCGTGTACGGCGGCGCTTACGTCGTTGAGACCCCGCGTGGATACAGCGCGGCTGACGGCGCTTCAAGCATCCCCGTGTACCGCACGTTCATCTGCGGTCAGCAGGCGCTCGCTGAGGCGACCTCTGTTGAGCCGGGAATCGTGATTGGGCCTGTTGTTGACAAGCTCATGCGTGACCGTCCGGTCGGGTGGTACTCACTCCAAGGCTGGAGTGTTTACCGCCAGGATGCTCTCTACCGCATTGAGTCATCCTCTTCGATTTCTTAATCGAAACCCTCGTAGTGGGGGGTCGCGGTGTTGCAATTCTGCGGCCCCCTACTACAACCCTTTGGAGAAAATGTGGCTTACGTTTTACGAACACCTACGCAGGAGATCGCGTACACGAATCACATACTCCTGAGCAGATACCCGGTACTCGTAGGGATCTCCCTGCTGATTACTAGTGGTGTCGCTACCCAAGTTTCCGACCCGTCTCAGGACGAGGTCGATTCCGCTGACTACTACTTCGGTGGTGGTCGTGACCACATCCTTACCGATGCCGAGTACGCCGTTGTGAATTCTGCGGGGTACGGCAGTTATGTGAGTGTTGAATGAGTTGCAGAGAAGGTTGCAAGACCAAGGATTGCGCCTCGTATGCGGAGTGCCTGCAGTCGGCGAACGTAACGGTTTCTGCTGTCATCAATAGTTCCCTGCAGACGATGTACGAGAAGACGAAGTCTGACTTGTCTGCGTTCCGTGAGGCTCGATCCCACGGCATCATGCCGGAAGGGACGACCCTGGCGAAGGTCGATGCCGCTAAGGCTGCAACTAAGGCTCTAGGACGGCCCTACAACGCTTCTAAAGACCCGCCTACGTCCATGATCACTACGAAGAAAGCAGCCGCTGCTGTGAACAAGTTGGGGGCTGATTCCTCGTGACCACGTTTGACCAAATGATTGATCAGACGATCTTGTACATGAATGGTTTTAGTACGGTGCAGGATCAATCAACGCATTTGACGCAGTCTGCGACTGATTCCGCAACTACGTTGAACATCGCCAGCACGCAGTCACTAAGCCGTGGCCTCGTGGAGATCGGTGAGGAACTTCTGTGGGTTGATGACGTTGACAAGGTCGCTGTCACGATGACGGTGCCACCGTATGGTCGAGGCTTCCGTGGCACTACCGCTGCAGCGCACTCGTCTGGCACTCGCGTCATCTCCGCTCCCCTGTTCCCCCGTAGCCTCGTCAAGCAGGCAATCAACGAGTCGGTGAGTGCGGTGTTCCCTGACCTGTGGGCCGTCGGTACGACGACGCTCGCGTACACCGCCGCTAAGACGACGTACCCGTTGCCTACGGGTGTGAAAGAGATTCTCGCCGTGTCGTGGTCTACAACTGGCCCTACGAAAGAGTGGCTGCCGGTGCGTCGCTGGCGGCTTGATCAGCACGCCAACACTTCATCGTTTACTAACGGTACGTCGTTGAGCGTGTACGACGCGATCCTGCCGGGTCGCAACTTGCAGATCGTGTACACGACTGTGCCGACGCAAATGTCAAGCGGGTCGGATGTGTTCTCTACGGTGACCGGTTTGCCGGATAGCACCCAGGATGTGATCCGCTTGGGTGCGGCGTACCGCATGGTGCCGTTCTTTGATGCTGCCCACTTGTCTGGCATGTCGGCTGAGGCTGACGTTAATGCGAACCAGATGCGTCAGAACGCATCTACGCAGTTGGGCCGTTACTTCACACAGATGTACCAGATGCGTCTGGCTGAAGAGGCGCAGAGCTTGCAGCGTATTTACCCGACACGTAGCCACTACACCCGATAGGAATACGGATGGCACCCTCTCGTTATTACTCTTCTGTCGCTCGTCGCACGACGCTCACGGGTGACATCACTAACAGCGCCACGACGATGACTGTTGCTGCCGCGACTGGCTTCCCTGGCTCGGTGCCGTACACCTTGATCGTTGATCAGGACACGGTGAACGAGGAAGTGGTCACGGTTACGGCTGCCTCGGGCACGACGTTGACGATCACTCGCGGTGTTGATGGTACGTCTGGTGTGGCGCACACAGCTGGCGCTGGTGTTGAGCATGGTGTGTCTGCTCGAGACTTCAGCGACTCTCGTTCGCATGAGGATGCGTCTGAGCAGGTTCATGGGCTTGCGTCTGGTTCTGCCGTTATTGGTGAGAATGATACGCAGACTTTGACCAACAAGACTTTGACGAATCCGACGATCAATGCTGCGACGGTGAGTGGCACGATCACGGGTGGTGCGACGATGACTGGTCAGACGTTTACGTCTGCCACGCTCACATCACCGACGATTAATGCGGCAACTCTGTCTGGCACGTTGTCGGGTG